GGCAGTCTTACGGATGGTCGTCAGCTTGTGGCTTACAGGCGTTCCGTAAGTGATACCGATGGGCGTAGGCTTGTCGCTACCTTCGGCGAAGGAGTTACCAGCTACGGACAGGAGATCACTGTTTGCGAAGTCAGCGGTTACAACGTTGTTTCCATCCAGGCGCTTGAGGGTAACAGTGTAGCGGAATGTGCCAGACGTGCCAGCGATAGCGCTCACAGCGGTTACACGGAACAGGATGCCAGGCTTCTTGGGTTGCATGAGTTGGTCGCCAACCTTCACGTAGGTGTTGTTGGTTACACCCTTGGTAGAGTTTGCGGGGTCGCCAGTCCAGATGATGAGATCACCCGTGGCAGCAGAACCACCAGCCACAGTCCATGCACCACTTGAGTATGCTTGCACACCCATGTAGTATTTGCCCATTTCGTAGTGGTTGTAGACACTCGAAGAAACAGGGAAGTACATGGTCTGGCCAGCAAGACGCTCCATCGCGTAGGCCCATGTTTGCAGGAAGTATTTACCATCGGACAGATAGTTGTTTGCGAACATCATGTCCATGAGGGTCTGATCGGTAAGGCCAGCGCCCCACAGGTCAGTCGTAGAGGAGGTTGAGCCTTGCCCCTGATAGTTCACTTGAACTTGACCAGTGCGCACGGAACCTGTGTATCCAGCGAAGATGCTGGCGGTTGTGTTGGTTGCGGGAGTGGCGTTGCTATTCCCGTAAGAGTAAATTGCCATTATTGTCTGTGCTTGATTAGATCGTCTGTTGACCAGCCGAACCTACTCGTAGGAGTTGCTGTGGGAGGAATGCCTGTGCGTGCGGCTACGTTCGGGTTTTGAGCTTCGCGGATAGTGGATGAAATTGCTTTGTTCTTACCCCGCTTAAACGCTTCTTCCTGCATTTTCTCTGGATAGAGCAGGATCGTAAGGTTTCTCGCTAAGTCATCGGGGGTCTTCCCCAACACCAGCGATAGTGCTTTTTGCGGGTCGATAGCAATAGCCTCCATAAAGCGAGCCACCTGTGTAGTTTCTGCCTGGGCTGGCTTGTAGCCATTGATATTGATAGTCTCCGGGCTAACCGATCTTGATGCAGCAATTACTTCACTCTTGAACTCATTGCGCTTCGTTTCTTGTTCGATCATCCGTTGATCTTTCTGCGCCCTGGCTTGTTGGAGAATCGCCTCCCGCGATCTTTCCTGTTCACGCCGAAATTGGGCAGCGTAGATCTTTTTCTGAGCCTCATCGAGTCCTTCCACATGCTGCTGTGCCTCTTCAAAAGTTAGCCCAGCAAGCTCTGTAAGATGATAAGTAGCGGCTTCGTCATTGGTAAGTACGGAGAAGTCGTGGACTTTGTTTGCGGCCAGTTCTTCTAAGGTTATGTCTCCCTTCAAAATTGCAGCAGACACGGCAGCGTCGTAGCCAGCAATCGTGGGAGTCTTATACTGTTCGAGTGCCTGTTTGGCCGTTGCTAAGTCAGTAGCGTCTACACCGAGCTTGTTTTTCAGTAGCGCAAGGATCTCAGGATCAATGCCTTGAGGTTGTGCTGGTGTAGGTGTCGGAGTTACTGGCTCTTGTGTAGCTTGCGGAGTAGCGGATGGCGTAGGATCACCCAGTAAGTCGAATATACCTACGGGTGCGAATACAGGGTCGTCATCACCTCCTGCTGCAATAGGCTCGGCTACGATTGGTTCGGCAATAGGAGGCGCATCTACGGGTGGAGTAGCTACCACTGGCTCAACTACAGGCGCTACATCTACGGGCGGAATGACTGGCTCTACAGGATTAACCACGGGCGGTTCTGGTGCGGAGGGCGCAAAGTCCCTCGCAAACATTGCGTCAAGATCTGCTTGGTTCATAAATTATTGTGTTTTAGACCGTTGTTGCTGGCGTGCTGCCATTGCTTGTAATACGGCATCTGCGCTTTTCAGTTCCTTCGCATTTTTGTTTTGCATCTCTTGCTTGGCCAGTAAAGCACTTTGCTTCATACGCTCAGTCTCGATAGCGGTGTCTGAGGCAACGTTAGCTGCTTGAATCTTGGACTGCGCTGCGAGTTGTGGCCCTTGTGCCTGCATCTCCATCTGTGCCTGAGCTTGTGCGGCTTGTTGCTCTTGAGCTTGCATAGCCATCTGTTGCTCCTGGGCCTGTTGAGCTTTCTTAGCCCGGTTCTCCTCAGACTCCATGCGGTCAATGAGTGCAAGTGCTTCTGCTGGATCAGACTCTCCGAGGATACGAATAGCGTTAACCCAACCCATCTGACCGTTTTGAAGAGCGAACGATACGGCCTGGTCAATCACAGCTTTCTTCTTATCGTCGTTGGCTACGAGAGAAACATATGCGCCATAGTCGTCGAGGGTGTGGTCAATGTCTGCTTCGATGTAACTTACACCATCATCACCCACGATGTCATTGAACTTCTCCGGCATCTCTGTCACAACGATCTTGAGATGACCCAACACGGTTGTAAGAAGCTGGCTAATCGAGATGTCATATCCCTCAAACAACGAGCGCGTGCTATTCGTCGAGGTGAATACGGCCATATCTGTAGCACCTACCGCTGCATCTGGAGCCACTTGACCAAGGCGCTGGGGAGTATAGCCCAACATCTCCCTGATCTGAGAGATCGTGCGATCAATAATGGCGTAGTAGGCTTGGATGCGCTGGAGCTTGATAGACCTGTCAACCATTGGGAACTGGTTGAAGTTCGCCTGGACACCACGTTGGTAAGTGTTGATAGGAATAACCCCAATCGTTTGGGGCAGATAGTCTACGTAGTATTCCAGATCAAACTCAGTAGGAATCTGAGCAGTATCAACGATAACAGCTTCACCCTTGTCCTGCACGAGCGCCATGCGTAGCTTTGCCCATGTCTCGTTGATCGTCTTCTGGAGTGGCATTACCTGCTGCATGAGCGATACGTTTGTGCCGTACTTCCACCCATCAACATAGCCACCAATCGAGAAGCCCGTAACCGTCCAGTCGTCAGTGTGACGCACCATGTTCTCTGCAACACCCCAGGCAACTACCTTAGTATTTGCGATCATCGTGCAATAGCGAACTATCTCATACTCAACGGTTTTTGAGAACTTAGCCTTCGAGCGCTTGCGTTCAATGTCCTTTCGCTTGGACTCTGGAAGATCCATAGGTATCTCCTCATCATAAAGCGATGCAAATTCCCTATCATCTCTTTCATCAATCTCTCCACGCTTCTTCTTGGTGTCCTTCCACTCAAGGTGAGAGACGAGAATATAATCCTGGCCATTGCGCGTGTACTGGTAGGGAATCTCAAACTGAGCGCCTGTCAACACCGATGCGCCAATAAACGTGTTGCCTGTTACTCCTCCAGTAGCCGTGCGCAGGCTATTGAGTTCTGATACCGGGATGCCATACGTGACAGAAGCCTCAGTCAGTGGCATATACTTTACCCATCCAACATACGAAGCATTCGTTAACCATGAATCACAGTTTGGGTCAAATATAACGGTGTATGGATCAAGATCAGAGATCTTGACGTTGCCACACTGGCTTGTGATCTGCCAGAATGTACGACCCGCTACACACGCTTCCTCAAAGTGGTTGGCCAAGAAGGATGAAACCTGGAGACGGGGGGAGTTGCTGATGACACGGCCCAATCGGTTGCGCACCATATTGTCTCGCAGTAGTCGCGTGTAGAATAGCTCGCCACGTTCCTTGTAGTTCTTCTGGGCTACCTCAAACTCCTTCTCATCGTCCGGCATCTGCATAGCCTTGAGTGGGATACCCGTAGCCTCAAACGTTTGCTCGGCCAAGGGCTTCATCTCAAAGTCTACTACCCGGTCGAATAGCTCTTCTGACTTGCGAGAGAGGGCGTGACGAGAGAGGGCGGATACGTTAACGGTGAGGGGCTTTGCATACAACTCACCACACATATTCTTAATGATGTTGCGTACCACATTATAGCTCTGAATCTCGACCGGGAGAATATCGCCCTGAGTGGTACGAGACACTGTAATGTAATCAAGCGGATCGGGAATGCCTTGGTAGTTGCGCCAGATATTTAAGCTCTCTACAAACCAGCCGTCACCAATGCCAGCACCAGTGAGGATCTGCTGGGCATAATTCTTGTGCCACTCCTCGTTCTTCTGAGATTCGGGTATGGCTATGGTGAGTTGTGCTGGGTTCATTGTGGCTTTTGGAAGTATTGCTTGCGGTTTGTTCGGATGCCATACTCAGGCACTACACGACCTCCAACAATATTGTAATAGACCCTTTTCTTTACGGGTGAGGAGGTTATTTGTTTGGCTCCGCCCAGGTTCGTGTCACGCATATTGTACTCTCTTGCAAGCTGTCTGGCAGCGAAAAAGGCTACAGACAAGTCCGTGTTCTCGTTACCACCAAGCAGTCCGGCTTCACGAACCAGCTTATAGCACTTGACATTCGACCAGTTGACAGGCCACCATTCTTGACCATCTTTGTATGCCCAGCCCCACCAAGACGAATCGTTGTGGAAGCCCCACTTATCTCCTCGCTTGCCGTCGATGGCAGCACCCACACCATAGCTGATGTAGTCAAGAGCGTTGCGGTCACGGTAGTATGTCCACATGCGCTGGCCACGCTGATCCTCGATATTGATCTTTACATAGTCAGGCTCTTGATGTACGCCTGCGGAGTCCGTGAGATACGAGTACCATTCCTGACACAGAAGCGTTTGCTCGTAGCAGGTATCCAGATTCTCGTGTCGTCCTACGTACCAAGCCACAACGTTGTCCTTAACCTCTCCTATGCCACACATGCGCTTGTAGATCACGGCGGCAAAATCTGACAGTACATAGCCAACTTTTGACATCGAGCGTGAAGTCTTGTCCATGTCAATCGGGTCACAACCAGCCACATACATATTTCTGTATAGCCTGTCAGATGATGGCTTCTCAGCGATCACCCACTGGCAATATCCAATCTCTTCTGGATTAGTCTTGTCGTTGGATGGTGTTGGCTCTTGTTCCACAAACTCTACTTTGCCAGCCAAGTTGCGCATGAATGTGCCGAAGAGTAACTGGTTATTCGCGTCTTGCTGATCCATTACGGTACGAGCCTGCTCAACGTAGAGCATTGGCATCAGCTTCTTGGCGTTGTCTTCGAGGAACATATCCTCCTCAGTGAGTGGATACTTCTGGCGCTCTTGGACGATCAGATCCATACGCTTCGCCTCTACCAATTCAGATATTCGAGTCCTTATCTCTGCCTCTGTCTCCTGCCTGTTTACGTTGCCACACTTGTCATATCCCTCGCCCATCCATCCTGGGATAAGCACCTTATTGAGGCCGTAGATGTGGCCGGGTGTCTTGTAAACCGTCTTGAATACGTGGCCAGCGCCATCCATATTACCCACTGTACCAAGGGCAAGTAGGTATCCGGCTCGCTTACGATTGGAGCCACTGGAGAGCATTGGAATGATCTTGTTGAGTACGTCCGGCAAGCGAGTCATCTCCCCAGCTTCGTCAATCATCACGAGCGATACACCATCACCCACGAGACCTTCATCGTTCTTTGCAGATGCGGTACGCAGGTTACAGTTAGGTGCTTCTTTGCCTGGGCGCTTGAGGCCGAGAGAGAACTTCTCCTTCTCGTCGATTTTGAGTTCGTTAAAGAAGTATTCGCGCACAAAGGATACAGTATCGCTTGCAGCAAAGGACTTCCATGTAGCGTTATCCGCAACGGCTGGCTTCCAAGACTTGAGGAACGGAGGCAGAAGCTCCCACATCTGACCGAAATAGTCCTTGAAGAACTTCTTTCCATCATCCTCATTCGCAGTCACGAAAAACACAGAGGAGTTGCGGAAGATCATCTCATAGCAGGCGAGCGCCGTGAACTTCCACGTATTGCCATAGCGGCGTTTCTTGCCGCCTACGAGACCTGTGGCATCCTGTCGGCATCGGCGTATGTTTCTCCAGTACCAGTCCTCATCAGCGCGGTAATCGGGTGAGATCATCTCAGCACCACCACCTTCAATGTTCCGGCGAATACGACAAAACCGGAGCCAAAAGTAATGCTCTCCGGTCAACGTTTCCCATCCAAAGATGCAGCGAGAGATCTCTGTATACTCCCACTCGGTTAGGGATCTACGCTTCTGTACGAGTTCAGCCTTTTGCTGCTCAAAGGATTCAATCTCCTTTAGACGGCGCTCCTCTTGGCCCTCGTTAGCCACCACCTTCTGAGTGAGTTGAAGCAGTTTCCGCTCGATGTTAATCAGGCGTGCCTCATCCTCCTCAGTAAAGTGTGTTGGGCGGTCGTTAGGTAGGTTTATGGGCCTGTTGCGGATGGCATATCTTACACCCATCCATTCATCCCACATATCAATATCCTTATGCTTTTCTCCCGGCTCTATAACGTGTGGCCGCTGTATTCTTGATGGGCTTGTCTTCATGCTTTACGGCTGGTGGTATGGCTCCTTTTTTATAGCCGTAGATAAGCATCGCTGCGTCTCTTCCGTGCTCGTTAGTCCTTCCTTGCCAGCCTGTTACACTACGAAAATATCCATCAGTAAGTTTGGTGTTCCCCTTGAGCGGGTGAACCATTTCATATCTTACTTGAGTATCCTTGAGGAAATCATCCCAGATCTTTGCATCTCTCTTCACGGAGCCAGCGCCCTGGAGTTTTGCGCTTGTATCTCCAGCACCAAACCACTTGCGTAGGCGAGCATCTTCGGCCCTTACAAGTAGATCTTGTCCATGCTTGGCGAAGTAGTCCTCGACAAACCTCATTGCGATGTGTATGGGGCAGGAAAAGACCATGATGAGCTTGTCCTCGACCACATCAAAAACTGCAAGCCCAGTGTGTACGCCTGGGTCAATCCCGATTACGATTCTTGGTTTTACCATTTTGTTTCCAGTCTTTATTTGGATCATCAAAGATAAGAAAATAATCGGAAGCAGCACGCTTGATCGCGATGTCGATATTCTCAGCAAGTTCTCCAGCGGTCATGCCTGAGAAGCTACTCTCCTCGAAGGTGTACGCGATTTTCCCCTTGAACTCAAACTCTACGGGCTTGAATCCCATGAGGTCTGCCTTGAGAAAGAGTTCTGCCGAGAAGCTATTCCAGTTGAGATCCTCGCGCACCATAGACATGTGCTCCACGATGGTTGGGATCATGTAGTTGTAGATGTACCCAAGTTGCGCTTGCGTCTTAGGGACAGAGCCTATAGAGCATTTAGCCAGCACGTTCTGGCCTTCGGAGAGTGCCTTGATGTAAACATCTTTCTGGTACTGCTCGCCCTGGATAAGAAGATCCCCGGACTCAGAAAGAATCACGGGGAGTGTTAGTTGCTGTTTGCTCATTAGCCAACCCTATATGTTTTCCATTTCTCTTGAAACCCGCCTGCTGGAGTAACGGCAAGATCGTTATCAAACTCGTTCATTTGATACACATAGATCTTGTATCTACCGTATTTTGTTTCGATAGCACCTGTCATTGCTACCTCGATGTCGCCAACGGCCAAAGACCTCTCATGTTCGATCTCTTTAGCCAGATAGAACATTACCTTCTCAAGATCATCGAGTCGTGTCTCTCCATCCTTCTTGCCACAACGAGCGATGTACTTCACCGTGTTACCAAGGCAAAACCCAAGACCCCACTCCTGAATTGCTTCGAGGGGTGAGATCTTGTAGGAGTAGTGTGCTGGGGCAACCTTAGAAGGGGAGGTCATCATCGGCGGCGAATGCTTGAGCGTCAAACTTGGCGGTGGCTGGCTTGGCAGGAGGAGTAGTTGATCCAGCGGCTCCAGTACCTTTCGTGATGCGCCATACGCGATCTTCGTTGAAGTATCCCTCTTCGCCATTCTTAGGGTTTGTCCAGATCTTGCCAGGCTGTGTACCAGCGAGATTTACAGACACGATGATGCTATCGCCTGGTTTGAACTTGTTGAGTTCGGCCACCTTCTCTGCGTTGGTCAGATAGAGTTTGCGATAGAATGGGTACTTGTCATCCTCTACCAGTAAGACGAAGGGTTGCTTCGGGAATGAAGCGTTCTTTGTTTCGTCCGGGAGGATCTTGTGCAGCTTACCTGCAAGCTCGATTGAAACTGACATGATTTATTCTTAGATGTTGTGATTCTGCGATGATATGGGCTTTCTCATAGGCAGTGTCCTCATCGCTGGCAGACACTATAAAGGTAACATTTTTCCCGCAAACAGTGCGACCGTTACGCTTCCATGTAGGATTTGCTACTACATGCGCTACGATATGCGAGGGTGAGTTCGAGGCCGTAGATTGTCCCGGCGAGGAGGTTGAGTCGGTTGAATTGCTCTTTGAAGGTGTGCTCATTTGAGTGCGAATATAGCTCAAAATCCTTAGACATCTCCTCCAGTAACTCCTCAAGCTCTTCGATGGACTTTGCCGCAACAGACTTGGCTATTTGCTTTGCCCGTTGGAGACGCTCCTTGATACTCTCAAGCTCCTCTTGCGCATCTTGTTGGGACATTTGGCCAGATCGATAGGCTTCCCCCACCGACTTTTTGGCCTCAGCAATATCAATAGTTATCTGCGCTGATGGTGTAATAATCATTTTGCGAGCGTAAATGCGTAAACAGTTTTAGTGGGGATCGGTGTAGGAATATCGCTGTACTCCACACCATAGGTATCAATGCGCTTGAGATCGCTGTAGCGCTGGGCTTCGTAGGCAGATGCGATCTGACGCTCCTTGGTAGACTTAGCTTCTTTCAAAGCCTTTACTTGGCCCTCTGCTAATTTAAGTTCTTCCTCCATTTCTTTAATAGAGTCGCAGTTAGAGTAGTCGTAGTCCATCTTCTTACCACCCTTTACCTCGAACTTGCTTCCAGAGCCGTAGAGATAGTTCTGGCCAAGGCGCTTACCCATGAGGTCACGCACCTCGTCGTAGGCTTTATTGGCCATCTCCTTAGCAGCAGCGGTCTGTTCGAGTACAAGTGCCAGGTCGTCGTTTGTCATGTGCCCAGAGGCAAGCATAGACTCTACATTGGCCACAATAGCATTGGCATAACCAATAGCAGCAGACTTGGATGGCTTTATCGGCTCGTGGAAGATCTGGATCGTTTTGGGTTCTGGAGCCGGAGGTAGCGGTACGCGAGTCAACTCTGATATAGACCAGTCATACAGCCCTCCAGAATAACTCCATAGTGCCGTCTCGCATTGCCATATATCACGCAACTCTTGATGCACATCTTCATCTCGAAGGTCGACAGTTATGGTCACACAAAACTCATCATGCTTGAGGTGCTCTTTCGTAGAGGTGTCAATCTCACAGCCACCAACAAGTTTTTTCCAAGTAATCCCATACTGCTCGATATTCTCTGGCGTTAAGCGATCAACCATTGGCCACCTCCTTTCCGCCAAACATGACATTGGCAAGCCAGTACATGAGTTTCATTTCGCTCTCCTTGTACAACTCCTCAGAGATCATGCCGCCACCGTTGGTTATAACGACATCTCCTCCTGTTGTTGGGGGGGATATTTCACACCCTGATTTGTAGATACGCGCAACCGTGACGGAATCGCTTTGGGCAACAACAGATCCGGGCAACACGTTTTCCAGCGGCCCATCAAACAGTGGGTCATGCGTAAAAGTGATTGAAGTGTCACCATCTTTCACGGTGAATGTTTGCGGTGTTGTGTTAGACACTTGCAACCTCCTTTCTTTTCAGGCCCATCTCGAAATCATATTCGTAGTCCGGGTGGATGTCTGTAACGGATTTGTTGTCACGCTTCTCGATCTTTCCAGTCCAGAACTTCTTGTGCGCATCTTCGAGTGTCGTGCCAGACGGTGCTACAACAACTGGGTAGTAGTCCTCTTTGAAGAACTTGTTAGTATAGACGAACAGCTTCTCAATAGCAGCGCCAGCCTCTTGTGGCTTGAACAGCGTCGTGATGCCAGTTTTGAGGCGAGTGTTGAGTTCCTTTACTTTCTCGGCAAGGGCTACACGATCAGCCTCTTCTTTCGCGGCAAGCTCATCAGCTTCTTTAGCCAGGCGAGCATCTTCTGCGGCTTTCTCCGCGTCGTAAGGCTCGTTGAGGTCTTGCCATACATACACACCGATTCCGAGGTGAAGAGCGCAGAGGGTGGTCAGAGCGTCTGTAGTGGCGCCTTTCATAGCATCTCCACGGTCATCGTTCTGGGAGCCTCCGAAATACTCTTCTTGCCAATCTCCGATGTGGAGCGTTACCCTTGCGGTAGCATCCCACATGTCACGCGGGCCACTCTTGGTTGTTTGGACAAATGGCTCACAAGAGATAATCTCTTTTGTTGTGCTCCATCCGCCTACGCCAAACACTTCGTTCATGCGCTCATACACTGCCCACGGTTTGATGGTGGACATTCCTTTTTTCGTCGGGTGAGGCTTGATAGCCTTCTCTGGCAACGCCTTTTTGAGGTCGCGCAGTTGATCGCTTGATAAATTTAACTTGCTCATACTTCTTCGTAATAAGAGTTGGTGTTTTGCATTACCCAGTCGATGAGTAATTCGCCTAATTGTTCGTCGATCTGGTCTTGGGTAAATTCGTCAGGTATCTCAACTTCGAGAACCTCTTCGCGTCTTGAGCCAGCAATATTGGTGGCGGTGGAGAATCTGATCTTCTTTGTCATAACACCACAAAGGTACGAAGCCTACTCCACATATCCTAATCTTGAGCAAAGTTTTTTACACCCCAATCTGAGAAATCTGTGTGCGGATGTTGCTCAAAAACTCATTGTCGCGCATGTTGATCGCTGCAAGTTCTGCTGCTTGGTATGCAATGAGGTTGAGTAGCTCGTCGGGGAATTGGCTACCACTGTCCGGCGAGATCGTAATTGGCTTCGGACGAGCGATCAGTGTGGCCTTGTAGTAGAATGCTACTGAGCCAGTCTGGTTGGGGAGTGATCGGGGTAACACATAGATCGTGCTTTCTCCGTTGGCCTGAAACCACTTGAACCAGCACTCGCTTGGCCGGAAGAACGACATGGTGTTCTTAATATCCTCAGACGACTTACGTTGCCACTGTCCTGGGCGATAGTCCTCTGGGTTGATTACGTTTGGCTCGGCTACGGGAGATGGGCCTGGAGCATAGAAAGCCAACTCTTTAGCAACCGCGTATCCACCTGATCCAGAGAGGGTTGTAATGCGAGAAGCGATTGTGCCGCCACCAGCGTCATCTACGATAGAGTTTGACCAGTTATCTATGCGGCCCGGAACAGCAGAAAGCCCTCGTCCCCGGATGGTGTACGGAGCGAGGAGCCTTCCAATCTTGTCGGATGATTCGTAAAAAGCGTTACCTCCCATCACAGCGATCTGGCCCGGAGCAGTATCGGGTTGGACGAGTTTTCGCCAAATAGCAAGTTGTGCCTCGGTGAAAAACTCCTCCTTCTGTGCGTTTGTGAAGTATGGTGAGCCTACCTCATCCAAGATAAGCTCAAACGTTTCATTGATCTGTGCCGCCGTAATAGCCATTACGAGTTATACGGGAGTCAGCGGGTTACGCTTCAACCAATGGTAGCAATGAGATTTGCATCCACCCAGTAAACAAGTTGGGCACGCATTTCAAACAATGGCCCTCCAGGTAAAGGGTCTGGCCCAGTCGTGGGGTCAAGGGCTTCTTTAGCAGTCTTGCGCAACAGATCTTTCACATCTTCTGTGAGGCTGTTATACAGATCTGGATCACCATAGATGTCCGCCAAGGCACGGCGAACGATCTCGTGGTAGGAGTTGAGTGGGTCTGGCTGTCCGTCCTCGACGGCGTGGGCCTGGGTTTGAGTGTTATTCATCTTTTTTTTCTGATTGCATTTCCTTGAGAATTTGGTGGGCTTCGCCATATCCATTCCAGTTGTCTACACCAGCGGCCTCAAGGGCATAAAGCCAATCTCGCTCCTCCCAAAGTTCATCGTACTCTTTTTGATTGACCAGAACTTTACCAACAGCGCTTTCCTGGAAAGCCTTGGCGGCGAGGAGGTTGTCGTACTCCTCTTGGGTGATTGTTACGTTGCTCATACGGTGATAAATTGCTTGGTTTCCATAAGAGGGTTTTTAGTAAAGTGTGGCTCTCGCCCGCGTACACCAGACCCAACAATTCTTAGAAATTGCCTATTAGATGCGGATGGCTGTGTGATCGCCTCGTGCGGGGTAAAAATACTTATTAAAGCCAATTCTCCCGCCTTTAGAAGCATTCCAGTATCCTCTGGGTATCTGTCAATATACTTACTCAGGTCGCCATCTGGTGTTGGTGACATCTCTTTCGCATCCCACACCCTGCATGTATTAGAGATGCTATTCGCAATCAACACCATTGTGTCATCATCAAGAAGCGTACTTTGCTTTCCTCCCCAAGAAGACCCACCACCTGAGCCTCCCCAGCGATTTCCATCCGTGGAGCGACCAACCTCAATGTGGACATTGCGAGAAATTCCCATAGAGTTGTATCCCCTCTGTGATTTGCCGGAGGCAACAAACGATTCGTCAATGGTTAAGAATCCAACCTTACCCTTCTCTATGTAATGGCCATCAATTATACTTGAGTAACCATGATAAGCGGGTGGCAAAGTGGAGCTATCGCCTTGAATGTAGGGCATCATTAAACATCGTGCCCCAGAAAATGGGGGGAAAGTAATCTTCCCCACAATCATGTTTTTTGTTTTCATACGGTGATAAATTGACTTGTCTTTTTGTGCATGTTTGGGATGCCCGGCATAGGGCTATCTGACCCAGTGTTGTTATACGAGCCAGTCTTGTTGTAGCCTTCGCCAGCATCGCCTTCAATCGTGTGATACACAACTTGGCCGATAGGCATTCCTGGGATAAGTACGGTTGAGTTGGTAACGGTAATCTCCAGTGTCCAGTGGCCACAGAAACCAACGTCTCCAAAGCCAGCGCAACAGTGTACCGAAATACCCATGCGTGCGAGAGATGACTTTCCCTCCATGATCGGAAGATGGCCGAAAGTCTGTGTGTACTCTTGTGTCACACCCAGATATAAACGACCTGGTTCAAGACGGATAGAGCCGTCATCCTCGATGTGTACCTCGCGATACTTGTCTGTGAGATCTGTGCGCACATCAACGATACGTCCTGGCTGGAGCACCAGCATGTTTTTGCCGAGGTGAAGGTCATATCCATTGGGAGTCAGCGCCTTCTCATGGAAAGGGCTTATGACGATCTGCTCGTCTTTTATTGCCGCGAGGATAGCGGACTTGGTGAGAATACTCATGCTTGGTTCTTGTAGGTTGTAAAATACTCAATGAGAGAGTGTTGTGAAAATGGCTTCCGATTTTTACTCCGGCTGGTTGGTGCGTACTCCTGCTTGACGGCATCAATATACATCGTGAAGCAAAAGTCATCGCCCATGTAAAACTTGGCCCATCCTGTGTCTGTGAAAAGCCTGCGAACCTTGAGTTGTTCAATGGCCAGGTTATCGAAAGACATTGTGCATTGGCCAACCAAGGATGGGAGCTTTTTGTACCACCGCTTTAATTCTGCATCAACGCTGGGTGAGTGAAAGTTTACCCCGAAGCCAAACAGCTTGTAGCCCAGGATCAGCACCTTGCAATTCCCCAGCGCAATGAGCTTATCTATAACTTCAATCTTGTTCACGCCAGCTATGAGGTGGTACACGATGTTATTCGTTATCTCAAGTAGTGGCTTAACATAGGTGAAGTTGTTGTTTGCGATTGAGATACCAACACCCTTAACCAGGTCATCCTTAATGAGATACACGAGCATGTCCTGAAAAGTCTTGAGATGGCCTTGATTGACCGTGATGTTTGCAATGATTCCACGGGCCTTCAACTCTTGAAGGAATGGCACAAGTTCTGGATGTGACAGCGGGTTGCCGCCGCCAATCGCAAGTTCTACACCAGCCGGAAGCTCGGAGAGTACATCGAGCAACTTATCGAGATCAGCGTGAACACCAGCGGTTGTTGAGCTTTCATGGCAATATGCGCACCCCATGTCGCAATAGTCCGTGATCTTCACGTCAATGCTTTCAGGATGGGAGATAACGGGAAGACCCTCGTACTCACGAATCTTTGTTCCATCGGACAAGATGGAGACCTGTGTGTTCCCGTTATGGTATGTTGCGATTGCTTGCATCAGTTGCCCTTGTAGTATTCGTCGTGAGGATAGTCAACCTGGATGTCAACATCGTGATCGTCGTTATCGTTGCCCGTGATGATAAAACTCAGGTCGGAGAAAAGATAGCGCATCAGCTTATCTTCGTCAGCACAAACGGCATCAAGGAAATCTCCAAGCTCGCCAGAATGATCTACATAGCCGCCGTTGTCGCAGTAGCGACTCTCTACAACTTCTCCATCTGAGTTTTTCCAAGAGCTTGTTTTGTAGACTGGCTCCTCAAAAGCAACAGAAATACCCTTGCTTGAAAGAATTGCAGCAATCACCAAAACGTCTATTTGTCGATCACATTGCGTCAGACCAGTATAAAGATAGCTTGCTTTTTCGCCGACACTCGAAAGTGTATTACATTCCCAACCAAACTCACCGAAACAAAAAGCAAGCGATTTGGGAATTGTCAATGTAGCATCTTTGGCGATGCAAATGCTGTGGGTGCTGGAGCTATTCGTCTCGAATACGCCCTGGCGAATCTGGATTGTCTTCATGGGCACAAAGTTAAGGGTTCTTTTGATAAAAACAAACGCCCTCTGCGAAAAAAGAGAAAATCTTTTCTGTTAGCTAACCAAACCTTAGTAAGCGCACCAGCCCGATACGCTCCGTGTATGTTGCGGCAGTAGATGTAATACTCAAACTGATCGCGAATGTAGTGGTACTGGTTGTTATGGTACGCAGCTTTGAATAGAAGATTGTGCAGGTTGTACGTGTTCTCGTAGCCTGTTTTGAGATTCAACTCATCACTAAGCCTAACCCCATAGATTAGCTCAAGCGGCTCTCCAGCAAGGTTCTTTCCACCTTCGGGTATGGATTTGTGGAAAACCATTACTTGCCTCCCGTTGTGAAGTATTGTGAATACTCTTCCTTCTCAGACTCCGTAGCCTTGCGAAAGAAACCTACACGGCCAATGAATGTAAGCATCTTGCTACCAGTCTCTCCCTTGCGATTCTTGGTGACAATGATCTCCATCAGATTGCGCGGAACGTTGTCGTCTCCAGGGAATTGCTTGGCCCTGTTATACATCAGGTAAATGCGATTTGCAGCGTATTCAAGCGCACCCATCGAGCGGATGTCACTCTCCTGCGGGCGAGGGTTAGTTCGTCCATCTGTGGCCCTAGAAAGCGCTGCTATGACAACGGTAGGAACGAGGTGGGTAAGCGCAAGCTGCTTGATCGCGTAGGCAAGGTCAGACCAGTAAGCATCATCCTTCTTGGCGTATCCAGACCGGAGCGGTAGAGATACTTGCTGGAGAAAGTCGATGATGACAAGTGGCTCCTTTGGGTTGTCCTTGTGTAGTGCCTTGAATGCTGCAACAGATGCCTCGATCTCAATCGTGTTGGCAGGCCGCGTAGACCCATCTATAATTAGAAGCGGGAGAGTAAGCACACGGTCTATCGCCTCCTTGTAGGACTTGATGATGTCAGGACGGCTGGCAAGATCGAACATCTTCTCACGCTGTCTGTTAACGGCACTGTAGAAATACTCAGCGCCCTGGTCGATCAGGGTCTTTGAGTACATGTGATCCTCGTCTATGCGGTCGAAGAACTGGAGTAGGATAGCCAACTGTTGCAGAACCTCAGCATTGCTCATCTCAGTAGTGAAGATGATCGTTGGACGACCCTTAATAGCATTGGTAAGCGCGGTAAACACAGAGTACGAAGTCTTTCCGTGTGATGGACGAGCACCAATCACAACCATTTCTCCCGGCTTAATAGATCCAAACTCCCCCATGCACGGAACGATAGCACCATCTTTTCCACTCAGCCCCCCTTCCAGATC